ATTCGGAAGAGGTCTGCCGATGTTTTAAAAAACAAACTAATGTTAAAGTTGAAAGGAGCAAAAGAGTAATGGCATTAAAAACGATGTTTTTAAGAAGCAAGCTTGACAAGGCAAATGCTGATTTGGCACAGCTTCGTGCAAAGGACGAAGACTTTGCAACCAGAGAGGCAGAGCTGGAGCAGGCAATCGGTGAAATCACCGAAGAAACACCCGACGAGTACCGTGAGGAACTGGAGAACCAGGTCAATGCCTTCCATGAGGATAAGGAGGCACACGATAGAGAGAAGGGTGCGTTAGAATCCGAAATCGAAAAGATTGAGGGTGAAATCGCAGAGGAGGAAAAACGCTCTGCACAGGCAATCAAAAAGGTGGAAAAAAGAGATGAAGGGAGAATTGAAACAATGAACGTAAGAACCAAGTTTTTTGGCATGGGTGCACAGGAAAGAGATGCATTCTTTGCAAGAGAGGAAGTAAAGGACTTTTTGCAGAGAACAAGAGAATTGGCAGGACAGAAAAGAGCGGTGACAGGGGCGGAACTTCTGATTCCGACAGTTGTGCTTGATTTAATCAAGGAGAATGTTCTGCAATATTCCAAGCTCTATAAGCACGTCAATGTCCGCAGTGTATCTGGAAAGGCTCGTCAGAATGTGATGGGAACCATTCCGGAGGCAGTATGGACGGAGATGTGTGCAACATTGAACGAGCTGGATTTGAGCTTTACCTCTGTTGAGGTGGACGGTTATAAGGTGGGCGGATATATCGCCATCTGCAATGCAGTTTTGGAGGATTCCGATATCAACCTGGCAACCGAAATTATTTCCGCATTAGGTCAGGCAATCGGTCTGGCGTTGGACAAGGCAATTCTGTACGGAACCGGAACCAAGATGCCGACCGGTATCGTGACAAAGCTGGTTGCAGAAAAGAACAATACCAACGTGATTTCTATCTCCGGCAAAACCGATGCACAGCTCTTTAAGGAGCTGGTGAACGCATCCGGTAAGGCAAAGGGCGTTTACAGCAAGGGCGTGAAGTTCTGGACGATGAACGAAGCAACCTATACCAAGCTGATTGCAAATGCCCTGACAATCAATGCAGCAGGTGCAATTACAGCAGGAATCAACGGTACCATGCCGGTGATTGGCGGTGCAATTGAAGTGCTGAACTTTATTCCGGATGATGTTATCATTGGTGGTTACGGTGATTTGTATCTGCTTGTAGAACGTGCAGGTACTTCGCTTGCACAGTCTGAACACGTCCGTTTCTTAGAGGAACAGACTGTATTTAAGGGCAGTGCAAGATATGATGGTGTTCCGGTTATCGTGGACGGTTTTGTAGCAATCGGTATTGGCGGCTCAAAGCCCACAGCAAATGCAGTAAGCTTTACGGCGGATGATGCAAATTCTGCTTCTGATGCATCCGAGGAATAAGCAAATAGGAGGTGGCAGGCTTGCTTGATAAGGATATTTTAACCGTTTTAAAAACGGATTTACAAATTAGTGCCACGGCATATGATAACTATTTGTCGAATCTGATTGAGCTTTCAAGGTCTGCCATCTGCCGGGAGGGCATCATCCTGGAGGATACCATCGAGGACGGTATGCTGGTAGAAATGTATGCGGCATACCTTTACCGGAAGCGTAGAGAGGAAACGGTGGCAATGCCACGCTCTCTGCGTTATGCCCTCAATAACCGCTTATTCAGTCAGAAAGGGAGTGCGGAGTGATGGATGGTATTGCTTATCTGATTCAGTCGGGAGGCTATATCGAGGATGAAATCGGACAGCGGCTTCCGGCAGAGGAAATCCGTACAGAAATTTTTGTTTCGGTTGCATCTGTCAGCCGTTCTGAATTCTTTGGTGCCGGGAAAACCGGACTGACACCGGAGTATGTTCTAAAAACCGTGTCTGTGAATTATTCCGGCGAAAAGGAACTTGAATATGACGGTGAAAGATATGCGATTTACCGGACATTCTCTCCGTCCGATTCTGATGAGATTGAGCTTTATATCAGCAAAAAGGTGGGTGTGATATGAGCATTGGTATTGATGAGCTTTCAGAGGCAATCATGAAGGAAATGGAAGCCTACACACAAGAGGTCGAATCTGTGACCGGTGAAAAACTGGATGAAATTTCAAAACAGCTTGTATTCAGTTTGCGAAATAACCCGAATATCCCGGTGAGAACAGGAAAGTACAAAAAAAGCTTTTACTTTAAAACGGTTGCAAAGGGTAGGGGGTATCATAGAAATGTGATAGCAAACAGGCGGTATTATATGACGCATCTTTTGGAAGATGGTCATGCAATACATGGCGGCACATCCAGAACAAATAAACATCCTCACTGGTCCGAGGCAGAAAAGTTGGCAAAAAAATTACTGGAGGGATTCAGTTTATGACAATCGCAACATTTGCAAATGAGATAAAGACCTTGGGGATTCCGGTTGCGTATGGCGTGTTTGAGGAAGCACAAAAGCCTCCATATATGCTTTATGATATGGATGAGCATGATTCGGTTTTTGCTGATAATATCACATATGCAGAGGGCGAACACTATCGCCTTGAACTGTATACGCAGTACCGGGATTTGAAGCTTGAAAAAGCAATTAAGGAATTACTGACAAAAAACGAAATCCCGTATGAAATGACGGGGAGTTACCTCTCTGACGAGAAGCTCAGAGAGACTGTATTTTATTTTTCTTTGTGATAAGGAGGAAAACAAATGGATAAAAACAAAATTACTTTTGGATTAAAAAATGTATATTATGCAAAAATTACTGCAGAGGGAACTGATGGTGTAGAATACGGAAAACCGGTTCCGATGCCGGGCGGTGCAAGCATTTCGCTGCCGAAAAACGTTGAAAAGATTGCAATTGCGGGAGATGATGACCCGGAGTATGTAGTTATCTATGACAACAAGGGCTATGAGGGGGATTTGGTGCTTTATGATGTTCCGGATTCGTACCTCACAGATTGCTTAGGCATGACCGTGGATGGAGATACGGTCGTTGAGAATAGGAAAGACAGACCTTCCCCGTTTGCATTGCTGTTTGAGTTTGACGGCGACAAAAAGAAAAAGCGTCATGTTTTATATAGATGTATGGGAGAGAAGCCGGATATTGCATCCCAGACAAATGGCAACGGTGTAAATCCGAATCAGGTAACCTTGAAGCTTTCTGCAACTCCGGCAAAGAACACCGGGGATATCAAGAGAACCTGCCTGCAATCTGAAAACGAGGTTTATAACAAATGGTTTGATGCCGTACAAGTAAGCGGAACATCTACGGCAGAGTAATTTGAATGGGGTCGGGGAGCTTGCTCCCCGAGTTCACTATAGGAGGTAACATATGGAAAAACAAATTATTATTGACGGAAAAAAGATTAAATTGGAAACAAATGGGCTTGTGCCTTTTATTTATAAAAAACATCTTGAACGGGATTTTTTTGATGATGTATATACGCTGTCGACCGGGGCGGCGGATATCGAAATTCTTTATTATCTGACATGGGTCTTTGCAAAAACGGCAGACAGCGAGCTTCCGGATTTGGAAACATGGTTTTCTTCTTTTACTGCCTTTCCTGTCAGAAAGTATATCAATGAATTGGTATCGTTATCGGTTGCAAGCTTATCTACGGGGGAAAAGAAAGAAAAAAAACACAAAGCAACGGAGGAGAACGATTAACCTATGAGCTTTATGCTATGCTTGTAAGAAAAATCGGATTCTCTGTTGCTGATTTAAAGTTTTTCAATATCGGGAATTTGATAGATATTATGTGTGAAATGTTTGGGCTTTCCGAACAGGAGGCGACACAGGAGGATTTTGATAATTTTTAAAAAAATTTAAAAAAAACCAAACTTTCAAAATCTGATGTTATCCGAATGGGAATTGATAAGATTTATAATGAAATCAAAAACAAAAAATAGAATTTTTACCACGTTCTTTGTGAGCGTGGTTTTTTCGTGCAAAAAAATAAAAAGGAGGCGATGCTATCGTGGCAGGAAAAATAAAGGGAATCACCCTTGAAATCGGCGGTGACACAACGGGGCTATCAAAAGCTCTTTCTGATGTCAATAAAAAAACAAGAGATGTCCGCTCTGAATTAAGAGCAGTAGAACAGGCATTAAAATTAGACCCGAAAAACACAGAAATTCTTGCACAAAAGCAGAATCTTCTTGCAAAGAATATCGAGACCACCGAAACAAAGTTAGAGGCGTTAAAGAAAGCAAAGGCCGATGTAGATAAGCGAATGGCAAGCGGTGACACGCAAACGAGTGCGGAGCAATATCGGGCGTTGCAACGTGAAATTTTAAAAACCGAAAAGGCATTAGAAGACTTGTCAGACGAAAGTGAGAAAACCGGCAAGGAATTAAAGAGCATCGGCACGACCGGCAA